GAATCCATAATACCGCCACTTTGTCTTAATTGTCTCTGCATTTGTCCTCTTGTTATTGCCATACTTCCGTCAAGTTTGATGATTGTGGCAGGCGCGAATGTCCTGAAATACTACACTTTATTTGGTTTCTCCAAATAAGTCAAGCGGGGGCATGATTACTCTAATGTCTCTTCTTATGTCAGATTCTGGTATACCCTTAGTTTTCCACTCCTCATCGTTTTTATATTTTTCTCCTGTTTTAAGGTTAGATATTTCTTCTATAATTTCTGCGGGTTTAATTACTTTCATTATGATGCTGCAGCTCCAACAACTGTTCTAGGTTCTACTTCTAATATTGAAGCTATGACCTGTAGCCTATTGGCATCAGCTGCTTGTACTTTTAATACTTCACTTTCTTGTAATATTAAAGGGTTGCTTAATAGTTCTGTTGTGGCGTTTGATGCTATAGCTTTACTAGTAAATAAATTAAACACTGTGCTATCAGAGTCTGTTAATGTTACAGTTATACTTGACCCTGATCCTGCATACTCGGATACCAATATAGATCTAACAATAGATGTTGTTGCAGTTGGCACAGTAAATATTGTTGTATTATCTGTGGTGGTTAATTTTACTTTTTTATTTATAAATCTATTAGCCATTATTGTGCAAAGAAATTAAATGCTTCTATCTCCTCTTTTAATTCTTCTTGAAAGGTAGTATTTAGTTTTTCTATAATAGCATCAATATCTCTGACTTGTGCTTCTGCTGTACCTAAATCATATTCTTCACTAGGTCTTGTTAATACCTGCACTATCTTAGCCATTATAAAGCCCCAAACTCATCGTCTCCAGGTCCAAAATCTGCAGCCCCAAATCCTCCACCACCTGTTGAACCTCTGTCATCGTCTCTACCTCTGTCTTGTTCAAAAACAGACCCACCAACTATTAAAGGTGTACCGGTTATGTTTGGTGATGTTTTCTTTAATCCTAAAACTTCTCTAGCGAAGTCAGCCTTATCTTGAGCAAACTTACTAGTTTTTCTAGGTGTGTATATTCCTTTAAATTTAGTTTGATTGTTAAATGCATCTAAATAATCTCTATAATGTTTTTGATAATCACCAAATTTACTAACTGTATTAACACCAAAAGGATCTTGACCAGTTAAATTACCCGCTCTTAAACCATCATAGTATCCATAAGGATCTCCGCCTAACTTTTGAACACTAAATTGTTTATTAAATTTGTCTATTGGAGTTTCTGTGTCAAAAAGAGCATTAAGTAAACTTCCAATACCTCCTGCTATCGCCCCTATAGTTCCACCCGAACTAATAAAATCTCCTATATCACTTTTTACTTTACCAAATCCAGTTTTTAATTGATTAATACCTCCTGATAATCTTTGTCCAAAGGTTGGTTTTGGAACCATTTTTAAACCTGTTGACATGTAAGGAGCATCAAAAGTAACAGCTCGATCTCCTAAAATTTCATCTATGGCTAAATTGCCTAATCTATTTTGTTCTCTAATATCCATGGGATCTGTCGTAGTTGTGCTAAGAGCTACTGAACCAGGTATTGAGCCTGGCATGAATTTTCTTATATCTAATGCCTCTCTTTCTTTAGCTCTTTCAATGGCTTTTGAAACTCCAGAAGTATCTAAACTAGCCATTAATGGAAAACCAAATTGATTAGTTAAAGAAACTTGTTGATCTATAAAATTTTGTAATGTCTGAGAGTCAATATTTTTAAATTTATCAGGAAGACTGTCTTTAAGAAAATCTCCTGCTCCAGGTTCTTTTTTTTTTATAATACCTTTTTCTATAAAATTTAATATATCATCTTTAATGTTTTGTGGAATTTCTTGTGAAGTTTCTCCTACCCCTGCTGCTCCCCCTTCTATTTTAGTTGGCTGATCTATTTCACCTGATTTTTGCATATCCTCTAATAGCTTTTGTGTTTTAGTTTTAAAAAATGCAGTTTGTAATGGAGCACTAGGTGTTTGAGTAATTACATCATCTAAACCTAAAATACCTACTCTACCTTGATTTAAGTCATTAAAATTTATTGCCATTATCTTCTACCATCCGGTTGTATATCTAATTTAAAAGTGCCTAACTTCCAACTTTGATTAGTAGAAGTATTAGCTATCTTTAATGCAATTGCTCTAGCTCTTGCACGTGTATCTACTTTACTAGTAGATGACGTAACTGTAAAGGGGCCTAATGCAGAACTAGCTTGAGCATCGTTTGAAAAGTTTCTTAAATTCAAGGTTACTTGAGTATTTCCTGTTTGAGAAATAAAATCTGGTACAAATCTTCTAATTTTCATAATAAACTCACCATCACCTCTAAGATCTGCAACACCAGATCCACCTCCTGCTCCTCTTTGAGATATGTCAAAATCTCCAGATTGTATATTAGCTGCTATGGCAGTTGTTGCTCCACCTTTAACTTGATCTGTCCCTGTTTCGTGTTGATAATATATTGTTCTACCTTCAGTGTTACCTACAACATCAAAGGATGTATCTGTTCCTGCATCATATTCTGTTGCGTGTGGTTTACCAAAGACAGCAGAATCCTGCCACATTGTTCTTGCCAATGTTCCTACTGTCCATACTGGCCTTTGTGGTGAAGAGTCAAAGTAGTTATATGCAACCATCTTATTTACAACAGATGATGAGGATGTTGGATAAAACCACATGACTTCACCAAAAAGATTGTTTAGTCCAGCTGATACCATTTGGTTACCAGACTCTAAATTTATATCATCAAAAACAAAATCCTCTACTAAACAAGGTAATGATTCTAATTTACCTGCGTATCTAAAGAAACCATTCTCTGACATCCAGTATGCAGAACCATCAACTTCAACACAAGCATTCTGTCCTGCTAACCCACAGTTAGTGCCAACTTGTGAAAAGGCAAATGTAAATGGAGATCCAACAAATCTTTGTGTAAATAATGCAGTATCAGTCCAAACATAGATTGCATCTCTACCTCTAATTGCCCCTCTTATTTGTGATCCATCCGCTAGTCTTTGTGTGCCTGCAGTGTTAGTTGCTGTAGGTGTGTATGTGTTAATATTTTCTTGATCAGAGAATCTTATAAACATGTCATCTTGTGTAGAGGTATCTCCGATAGTTGTTTCTGTTCCAAAAAATACTAAGTGTCTATCAGGGGTGGATACCAACATATGTCTTGATGCGGTAGGAGCACCAGTTATAATTGTTGCTCTATTTGATGTTGCATTTGATGCTGCAGAGTTCCACTCAAAAACAGCACTGTCATGAATTAAACAAATAGCTTTATTACCAAAATTATCTAGTGACCACATGCCTGGTTCTAAAACTAAATCACCAGATGCAGCTTCACCCCAAGCCACAAAATCGGTTGTATTAGTTACAGTATCTCCACCGTTGTGAGCTGTAGCTGTTGTTCCTCTAACACCTCTTGTAACTCCTGTTAATTCATTTGAAGCACTAATGCCTGTATAAGATATTTCTTCATTATTTATTTTTATAAAGTTAGTTCCAGAACTTGGGAATTGAGATGCATCTGTTAGTATAATTCCAGTTGTAGCACCACTAAGTATACCACTTGTAATGGTCGTTGTAGCTACTCCTGCAACTTGACCTCCCCAAGACCCTAACGACCAACCAAAACCTTTTGCTTGTACAGCTGGACCCACAGGATAATAATGTTGCACTCTTATACCACCAGATGTCGTCGCACCTGATCCAGATTCATTTGAGGGCATGGTAATTGTAAGTGTTGTAGTATTAGGAACGGATGTTACCATAAATTTTTTATCGTTAAAATCTGAAGCTGCAAAATTAGAATTAGTTATCGTAGAAAAATTATCTAATAAAATTATATCGTTTTCATTAATATTATGAGAACCACTAAAAGTTATTGTTACAGTCGGTGATCCGTTAGTCGTGGTGAACGCGCTCGTTAAAGTAGTTGTAGATTTAATAGGATGTATGTCATAGAAGACACCACCAGAAAATGCATATAAAATTCTGTTTGTTCCAATAATTGCGTATTTTCTACCTAGTGTATTAACAAAATGATGAAGTCCACGGCCTGCACCTGTAAGTGCATCACCTCCTAATTGTTTCCAACCACCAATTTTTTCAGGTGTTCCATAACGAAATCTAACGTTATCACAATCAATCCACTGACCTTCTGCTCCAGTGGCTGTAATTTGTTTGTTTATACCTGGCTGAAAACCTATTTTTTGTAGCATATAACCTCATTATATATTAAAAGGCCCAGCTTACAAACGAGTATCGTGTGCCTTTTGTCGTCTCCTTAACTTCATGTGGGTACATAAAATTAGAAGGAAACAGTAGTATATCACCCGTTTTTAACTTAATTTCCTCTCCTCTGCAATAGAATTCAGAGCCTTCGTAGTCTTCATTTAGGTTAGCTACAATAGATACTATGGGCACTCCTTTCATTTGACCATCAAATATACTGTGTATGTGATCATAGTGTTCTCTCATCATAGTCCCCACTTGATATCTGTTAAAACGTATGGGACTGAATTTACTGAGCCATGGTCCTTGAGTCTTTTCTCCTGGCCAACTGTGCTTCTCTTGATATTTATTTAAAGCCTCTATAAGAAAAGGTGTAATCTTTGCTTGTTGTTCTTTTGTGCAAGCCATAACATCTAATTCTTTTGTGGGCTCTGATTCAAAAGTTCCTTTAGCATAATTATTCCATTTATGTTTTTCCCATATCTTTGTGTTGCATTCATCTACTAATGCCTCACATAGTTCTTTTGGTATTTTGTTTACTACCATTATGTAATCTTTAATTGTGCTCATTCATCATCCTCCTTATATCTAAATGTGTTAAAGCTTGTTCTGATCCTAATGCATCTATACTAAATGTATTAAAAGATATACTAATTCTATCTTCATCTCCTTGGTTTATAGGCACACTATGTTTTAGTGATGATGGAAATAATATTAGCTCACCTGGTTTACATGGCAGCATAAAAGATTCTGAATTTACGTGATTATATTTTACAGGATCTAATTTAACACCATCTTGATTTGTTTTTGCAAATTGTATTGGTGGTAGTTTTTCGTTTATTTGAAAATACATTACACCAGATATAATACTATTTGGATGCACATGTTCATGATGTCTAGATCCTTTTGGATTTCTATTTGCCCAACATTGTGTAATCACTAACCTTTGTTTTGAATTTAAAACATTTGTTGTAAATTTATTTACTGACTCTCCTAAAAAATTTTTTATATTTTTTAATTTTTCTTGACGTAATAAATATGAATCATCTGATCTATAATTACCATTACCTGTTTGTTGACGATAACTAAGAGTTTTTAAATATGCTAACTCTTCATCAATTGGTTCTTTGTATGGTACAATTAATAAAGGCGTTGGAAACAATTGCAATAATTCTTCTTTCATGTTGTAGGATAATACTATATTTTATTAAGCTTGTAAACCACCATGTGAGTCTGAAGTTCCTACAAGACCTCTTCTAGCTGATGTTATATCTCCAAAATCTGCTGCATCACCTGTGCTAGCTATTGTAATAAAATCAATTACATTACTGTCTGAAGGAGCCTGACCACCTGCAAATACACCAGTTATACTATCTGACCCTGTAGCCATGTTTTGTCTAACAGCTGTTAAGTCTCCAAAATCTGTTGTACCACTTGTAGAAGCAATAGTTATATATTCAATAATATTGAGTATTGAAGGCGTTCCTAAATCTCCTCCACCAATTATTCCTCTTGTTGAAGAAGATAGACCTCCAGCTTCTGTTCTAACCGCACTTAAATCTCCAAAATCTGTCACGTTACTAGTTGAAGCTATTGTAATATATTCCATAATGTTCACATTAGCAGGTCCGCTTGTTCCACCTGCAAAAACTCCTCTAGTATTACTAGTCATACCCGCCATACTTTGACGACCTGCACTTAAATCTCCAAAGTCAGTGGCGTTTCCTGTTGTAGCAATTGTAATATATTGTATTACATTATCCTGTGCGTTACCGCTTTTTTCATGGCCTCCTGCAAAAATTCCTCTTGTTGTATTTCCAACATTTCCTGATTGAGGATCATATCTTTCACCTATTAAATCACCAAAATCAGAATCATTACCTTGCGAAACAAACTCGACAGATCTAATTGCATTTGTGTAATCAGACGAATATCCTCCAGCGGATAAAGAACGAGTTAAACTAGACGCACTGCTCATAGATCTCATGCCCGTTGCTAAAGTTCCAAAGCTAGATGAATTACCTTTAGTCTTTATCATAGTCATATCTATAGAAGTTGACACTGAAGGGTTTTGACCTCCAGTAAATAAAGCTCTTCCTGATCCAGGCATATAGGTTACTGATGGTCTTTGGAAATTATCTAATTTTAGTCCACCATGTCCGTTAGAACCACCACTAATTTTAAATCCTAAATTTCCAGTTGTATCGCCAAAATCTGTTGCATTACCTGTTGTAGCTATTGTCACAAAATCTATAACATCTGTGCTTGGTCCAGGTGCTGGATTTTGTTGACCAGCAAAAAAACAAACTCTATTGCTATTACCTGCAGCTGACATTGTTATTCTATTTACTGTTAAATCACCAAAATCTTGCGAATTTCCTGTAGAAGCTATTGTTACAAAATTTATGATTGATATATTACTTGGATTACCACCTCCACCAAAAACACCTCTAGTTTCAGAACTTGAAGCACCAAAATAATTAAAATTTGTGGTTGTACCAATATCTCCAAAATCTGTTGCATTGCCAAAACTTATAGCATTACTAAAAGATGGTTGATTACCACCGCCATGTACAATTCTTGTTATGCTACCAGCCACACCGCCACCATTATAATCGCTAGTATTTAAATCACCATAAGCAGCTGCATTACCTGTTGTTGATATTTGAATTTTGTTAAAAGTAGCACTAATGCTATCACTGGAAACACCAATGTCTCCTCTAGACCAGTTATCATCTCTTATTTTTTTATAAACTTCTTTTACATCCCAAATTTTTCCTGAATTAGACATTATTGTAAACCTCCGTGATTAGAAGAAGCACCATCAACAAATTTACTATTTGCAGATAAATCTCCAAAGTCAGATGTGTTGCTAGTTGATGAGATGGTTACGTATTGTATAGTATTAATATCTGCACTAGGTCCCTCTCCTCCAGCCATAACCATTCTAGTAGCGTTTGAAACACCTCCTAGTTTAAATACGTTAGAGGCTAAATTTCCAAAATCAGTTGCGTTGCCAGTGGACGCAATTGTCACATAATCTATAGTATCATTATTACTTGGTGTTGATCCACCTGCGTATAAAGCTCTAGTCGAAGAACCACCACCAGATCCTAATCTTCTAGCGACGGTCAAATTTCCAAAGTCTGTAGCATCACCGTTTGTAGATATTGTTATATAATCTATAACATCTTGAGCACTAGGCGTTAGTCCTCCCATATAAATTGCTCTACTTGGACTAGAGGCAGCTCCTCCTTCTCCTCTAGTAGTTGTTAAATCTCCAAAATCAGCCGCATCTCCCTCACTAGGTATTGTTATAACATCTATACTATTTAAATAAGCAGAGGCGTTTTCACCGTTATATAATATACCTCTTACTTCGTTTCCACATCCTTGAACATGTAGATAACTACCTGTTAGATTACCAAAATCTGCACCATTCCCTCTTGATTGAAAATTTTCAGATTCTATAACATTTGTATAAGAAGGAGCTACGTAAGCAGCAGCAAAAATTGCTCTTGTTTTGTTACTAGTGCCTGTGCCGTTAGCTAAACTTCCTGTTTGTAAAGTGTCTCCAAAATCAACAGAGTTTCCCGTAGTAGAAATATAAATAGATTCTATAGTGTTTGAATTAGATGGTGTTCCTATACCTCTAAATATTCCTCTATTTGCCTGTCCACCTTGATTTAAAAAATTAGGTGGTATATTAATTTCTCCCCCCATTCCTGAGTGTGAAGAACAATAATAATATAATCTATAAGGTGTTGAACCTGTTACTTCTATTTGTGTGTACGCTCCAGAACTTCCTGGTGTTCCCGCCGTGGTAACTCCAGTTGTATACTCAGACCCACTTGCATGCGTGCCATTATCTGTTTCTGAAAAACGTAAAGGATGCCCATTGTTGGTGCTATCTGCTTGATCAAACTTATATGTAGATCCAGGAAACAAAGTCACATATTGTTGTGTATTACCATTAATAGCGTACTTGTTCCCGCCTGATGAAACAACTGTAACTGTGTATGTAAATTCTGTAAGTCTAGCCACCTTGCAACCCTCCATGAGCATCAGACATTCCAGCAAACTGTTGTCTTGCTTTTGCTAAATCACCAAAGTCTGTGGTGTTGCTTTCTGATGCGATTGTAACAAATTCTATCGTATCTCTAATCGCTGGATTGTTTCCTCCTGCAAAAAGACCTCTTGTTGCACTAGAGCATGCAGCTAGGTAACCTGTAGATACAGATAGATCACCAAAATCACTAGCGTCACCAGTGGTTGCTGTAGTTACAAAATCAATTACATTTGAAGCTGACGGTGTTAAACCACCTCCAGCAATAGATCTAGTAGCACTTGAAATTTGACCCATCGCACCTGATGATCTAGCTTGTGTCAAATCTCCGAAATCTGTTGAATTACCAACTGTGGAAAAAGTTATAAAATCTATAGCGTTTGTTAAAGTACCAGATGCTGGATTACCTCCAAGATAAAGCCCTCTAGTATGATTACCTCCACTGCTAGCAAGAGATGCAGAGGTCCCCATATTTAAATCTCCAAAATCAGCTGCATTACCTAAAGTAGATGTTGTAAAATAATCTATTACGTTTGATCTTGATGGAGTAGCTCCTCCTGCTACGACAGTTCTAAGAGAGTTTGAACAAGCTGCTGAACTAGATCTTGCAACTGTTAAATCACCAAAAGAAGCCATGTTTCCTTTTGTAGAAAATACTAAATATTTAGAATCTGCTTTATTGTTTCCTGGATCATCTTTACCTCCAGCTGAAATACCTCTTGTATTACCACCTGCTGAAGCAGAGTAATAGTTTCCTGTACCTGGTGCCCCATCTTCCCAAAAACCAAATAACTGATCATTTCCTGTTGAAGATATTTTTACAAAAGAAAATTGCTCTTCGAATCCTGGATCGATACCTGCTGTAAAAACACCTCTGTCTCCATTGTCTGTATAAGGTAGTGGTCTTGTTCCCATGTATCCATCGTTTAATCCGCCGTGTGAATTACTATTACCACCAAAATCATTTCTAGCTGAAAGTAAATCTCCGAAGTCAGTTGC